GGGTCCACCGCACGCATGGCGTCCTGCAGGCGGGCAGCGCCAGCAGCCGCAGCAGGGTCTGTAACCTGCTCTGCTAGGGTAGGCATAGCCCCCGTCACCGTGGACTTGCCAGTGACCCCAGCAACGTCCCCGGCGGTGACCCCAAAGCGCTCCAGGGTGCGTCCCGCGATAGCGTCCCGGCCCTTGGCGGTGAAAGGCTCCATCAGCGCCTTGGTGCCCTTGTACCCTGCCGCCGCAGTGCGAGCGACGATCGGCCCCAGCGCACCAGCCGCACCACCGACGGCGGTGTTCTGCAAGCGAGACTCGTCGTCAGCGACAGGCTGCGCGAAGCCCAGACCAGCGCCCACCAGTGCGGAGCCTGTCACCGTGTTGACTCCGGGGATGAACACCGTGGGGATCGCAGTAGCGACGGCGCCAGTGACGTTACCAACCTTGCCCGCAGTGGTCTGCATCAGCGCGGCGTCGCGACGCTTGACGTCGTTGATGTTGGCCTGCGTCTGTGCGGCACTCTCCTTGGCAGTGGGCATGCCCAGCGACTTGCTGAGCTTTTCACCGCCGAAAGTCTCTTCCAGTGCGGCAGCCGGAATGTCTAGAATCTGCTTGACGCCACGGCCGACATCAGTGAAAGCCTTGCCCGCACCAGACAGGAACTTCTGCGTCGTGGACATGCCAGAAGTTGCACCGTACTTGGTTTGATACTCCGGCGAGTCTGGGTCGTACTCAGCGGGGTTATCCTTCTTCAACTTGTCGATGCGAGCCTGCTTCTGCGTGGCCTGCTGCATCTGTTGAAGCACAGATCCGAACTGACGCACCGCAGCCGAGTCACCAACCGCATCAGCGTTCCGGATGGCGTTGATCACGTCTTCTTGAGTAGCCATCACTTAGCTCCGTGCTTGTTGAGGATAGCCTGAATGTCAGGCGGCAGTTGGAAGTCGATGGCGCCCGGCTTGGCTGCACCGTTGATGGCAGCCATCTTCTTGGCTCCGGGGCCAGCACGCGTCTTCAAGGACTCGATGTACATGGGGATGGAGTCCATCTTCTGCTTGATGACCGCGTCACTGTCGCCGAACTGCGGGGTAAGCTCCTGGATCTTCTGCGCGGCTTCGTCCTTGTTGACGCCAGCACCCGTTGCGGCACGCAGCAGGGCTTCGCTGAGGGAAGACGCGGCTTGGCTGAACTGCTGCCGGTGTGCACTCTTGACAAAGTTGCCAACGCCACCCACCAGCGGGATCTTGTTCACCGCGTCACCGAAACCCGGGTTAGCTGCTCCAGGGTTACGCTCCATGACGGCCTGCATGGGACCAAGCATTGTTCGCTTGGTTTAGCCAGCCAGAAGCCTTCGATTGGTCTTCCGTCATGTTGGACTTGCCAGCCAGAAGACTGCCATCCGGGCCAGTCACAGGAGCACCCCGCACGGCCTGCCCCGGCACGCCCTTGGTGGGCAGCGCCACGAGGTTGCCGTCGGCGTCCTGCTGGTATGTGACGCCCTGCGCAGCCAGTGAGCGCTCACGGCGGTCCGTCATGTTCTGACCGCGCATGGTAGTCTGCGAGCTGAGCACCGCATCCGGCGTGGCGACCTTGCGCACGGCTTGGTTCGGGGTGAACTGGCCTGTGAGCTGGTCGATGGTGCCCAGCTGGACGGCGCCGCCGTTGTCGATCTTCTCGAACTTGGGCGTGAGCATCTCCATGCGCTTAGCAGCGTCCATGACTTGCAGCCCCTTCTGCATGAGGAAGGGGCGCAGTTGCTCGGGCCGACCGGGCAGCTCGCGGATGGCCTGCTGACCTTGCTCCGGCGTGACGATACCTTGGTTCACAAGGTTAACCATCGTAGTGATCACGTCTTGGTGTGTGACGTTCGGGTTCGACACCAGCGAGTTGATGGCAGCAGCCGAAACATCCATGCGCTTCTTGGAGACGTTGAAGTCGATCTCACCAGTTTCGGACTTCAGCTTGCCCAGCTTGGCCTGAGCTTCGTCAGCTTCAGCAAACTGCTTCTGCAGCGTGGGGATGCGTGCGCCGAGCCCCCGCTGGGCAGCAGCCCCCAGGATGGCCTGACGGTTCACCGTGCCGTCATCACCGACATTACCACGGTACAGATCAGCCAGCGTGCGCTCTTGCTCCTGAGCACGTTGTTGCTGCTCGAGATGTATTTGCTGAAGCTGCTGTTGGCCTGCCAACGTGCGCAGGTTCATCACCCGGCCCATCACCTCAGTGGGGTCTTGGAGCTGGACCTGACGGACTTGCAGCGGGATGGATGCGTCGATAGGCATGTTGGTCTCCTTGTATCAACCGTAGACAGGACCACCGGGCGCGGCATCCCAGTACGTCGGGGTTCCACCGTAGCTAGGCGTCGTCGGCATCGTGGAAGCACCGCCCGGCATCTGACTCATGAAATACTTGTTCATGGCGAAGTTGCCAAGTGTGTTGGCTGCACCCGCAATCGCGTTGCCTTGCCCGACGTAGCTGCTGGCCTGTGCATTGCCAGCGCCGATGATGTTGTTGGCGACGGTACCTGCCGCCTGAGCACCCATCTGCGCGACATCTCGGGTAGCCGTCTGGCCGACACCGGCCAGCGACGCCAGCCGGTTGAACCGCTGGGTGCGATCGTTGTTGAAGCGGTTGTAAGCGTTCTGGTACTCGCCGGAGGCGTAGTCTTGACCGTAACGCGTCTGTCCCTTGATGGATGCACCGCTGAGCGCACCGCCACGAGCAGCAGCAGAACGGTCGAGCGCCTGCTGGCCTTGCTGTAATCGAAAGTCGTAGCCCGGGTCTCGGCTGAAGTCAGCCAGCGTGAAGTCGCGGTTGAAGTCACCGCCTGCCCCGGTGCCAGCCGTGAGCTGGCCCAGCGCGCCAACGCCAGCTTCACGCCACGGCTGCATATCTTCACGGTTCTGATAGTACTGCTCGAGCTCCGTCTGGCTGGCTAGCTGGGAAGCCTCCGTCTGTGCGTTGGCTGCCTTCTTGGCAGAATTCGACGCGACGACACCACCGATAACGGCAGAACCGACGATTGCAGTTGCGATGCCACTCATAGGGGCGCTCCTTTCGGTTGAATCCCGGACAAGCTAAGGGCTTGTCGATAGTCAATTGTCACCTCTTCTCCGTCCTCTCCGCCGTGGCACCCTCTGACCTCCCGTGTGAGCACCAGTTGGATGTCCCCGTTGGGTAGCAGTTCCATGCGAGCATTGGGGTTGAGTGAGTGGTTGGTGTACCTACCAAGCGGGGTGCGCAACCCGCCCACGCGAGCTGCCCCAACCACGTACCCAGCGACAGCACTGGCCGTGAGGAAGATGCCCAAGCCTTGGATGGACGAGTGGTTCGTCTTGAATTGCCATGCGCCATACGGCATAGGCGTCTGATCTGCCGCATCCTCCGACTGCTCCCGCACGGTCTGCGCGCTGACGCCATACTCCTCCAGCAGCTTGTGGAAGTCTTCGCGATCGGGCTGACTGGCTGCATGGGCAGCGCGAGCACGCAACAGATCAGCCTCTTCCCACTCGATGCTCTTGTCCAAGAACATCCTCTCCAACATCGGGATGTCCCGCACCTCCGTGGCGTATATGTTCTGCCACACGACGTCTTCTAGCACGTAGCCCATCTTGCGACCGGGCTCGCCTACGAAGGTCATGGGCGCTGCCACCTCCACCGTACTGCCGTCGTTCTGCAGCATAAGCACTCGGCCTTTGATGAGCACGTTCATGTGTTGGTACTTCTGACGGTGCCCGATGGCCAGAATGCCCGCCTTCATCCGTAGCTCTCGGACGTAGATGCCGGGGCCGAAGTGATGTGTGACCGGGCAGTCAGCTTGTTCGTGCGCCAGCATGGCACACTCAGCTTGCTGCACCCCTTTTGACATCAGACCCCGCATGGTCGAAGCTGCGAGGTCTGCTGAGATGTCGGCTACGTCGTTCATCAGGTGATTTCGCGGCCAGAGGCACGAATAGTAATGGAGCCCGCTGCGCTTGCCAGCGTGCTGATGAATCCGCCCGGGGCGAGCACATGGCCCACCAGTTCAGGGAAGGTGTACGTCTCGCCGGACTGCAACGTCTTGGTCTGTACGATGGTGTTGGCTGCGCCAGCAGCTCCACCGCTGGCGATTAGCTTGGCCGTGAGGTTGGCCGCTGCACCCGACGTGTTCGTACCCGTAAACTTGTCGATGATGGTGCGCGTACCCCCAGGAGCCGTGTACTGCGTAGTCTCCGCGTTGGCAGCTTGGAGTGCTTCAAATAGAGGCTTGGCTGTGACAGTCATAGTGGTTCCTTTACCAGCAGGGGATGTAACGAGTGGTGCCATTGTCGTTGATCGGCACCCACTTGGTCGGGTTGCCAGCGACAGGCGCGTTGCCCAAGGTGCCTGCAACCGCACCAGCACCATTGGTGAGCGAGGTTGCAGTGCGAATCAGCGTGCTGCTGCTGATACTCAGCGACCCGTTAATCTCGACTTTGTAGGTACCTCCGGGAACAGCCCCAAACCCTGCGTTCCCGTTTGCGTCGATTACAAAGCGGTCTAAGTCAGCGCCAGTTGAGTAATCAGTGATTCTAAATAGGCGAGTGGTGTTGCCTGTCTGTGCGAGGATGCGCCATTTCGCGTTAGCGACTACGCTAGACGCATCAAACGTCACAGACCCTGTTGAATTTCCGAACGTGTGGTTGCCCGTCCACGTGGGGCTAATGGCTTGGCTGAGAGCCGGAGCAGCATCACTGCGCATGAAGCCTGTGGCGACCCCACTCACTGCGGCTAATCCTATGCTAGCGCTCGGGCTGGCTCCGCCAGAAGGTTCGAAAATCGGGTTGGCTTTTAACGCATCAAGCTCCTTAGCCATCTCTGCGACTTGGTCTCGCAGCCCGCTCAATTCAGCCGCAACCGTCTGCTCGACGTAATGCTCGTACGAAGGTGATTGTTTCACCGCATCTTCTACGGTGAACAGCATAGCGTTGGTCTCGCCACTGCCAGCGTCTTCAAACAAACTGGCAGTGACGTCAGGGATGCTGGCTCCGTTAGCCCCACCGATCCGATCGTAGACGCCTTGGAAGAACAAATACCATTCACGACTGATGAGGCCAGTTCGCGGGTCGGTCAACGCCACCCGGGGCGGCATGAATTTGATCGGATCAGTCATGATGCCCCCGTGCGCATGCGTACCGTTGCGCCCACGAAAGCAACCGCTACGGGGTCTGTGATGATAACCTTGAATACACGGTCACGGCTACGTCCCAGCCTGCGCCATACGGCACGCACCCGGCGCTCGCCGACCTTACCCATGGGTGCCCAGAGTTCGTTGCTCCAGGAATAGCCGCCATCGGTGGACCACTGAAGCATGATCTTCGGGTCACTGCCCTGCGCTGTGCCGTTCAGACCGACGCCAGTGCGCATATCGATGCGCAGCTCGTCGAACACCTGCCAACGATAGTCTGGGTCGGACAGGTGTGGACAAGTCCGGATTCGTGGAATCAAGTCTTCGTTATCTGTGTAGGCGTCTAAATCCAGCTTGTATAGATTGCCAGTCTGCCAATCGCCCACAATGTTCTCGTTGATGAACGCCATTTGGCAGTTGGCGCGATGCCGGTTGATTGATGCGTCGCTAGGGTTGCGCCATGCACGCTGGTGCCACATGTTAGTCGCAGCGTCGTAAGCCCAAGTCTGGTTGGCCGTGGGGAAGTTCAGCACGTAAAAGGAATGTCCTTCTTGTTGATACGTGTATGCTACAGCGTCATCAACCGTAGTCATCTGACCGATGGCGTACTCCAGTGCATGGTCGCTAACCCGTTGGGGTTGATAACCTGTGGCAGACATCACCATGCCACGACCTCGGTCATCAGCGCTGAGCCAGAACACTCTGTTGTCCATCTTGGCGACGCTGTTCTTGGCTGCACAGCCCTGCTCTATAAACGCGCCCTGGATGCGCTCGAACGGAAAGTCGGCGTTGCCGCTGTTGAAGTAGACCTCTGTGCTGTTTTCACCGAAAAGCCAGACCTCGCGGTGATCAACGATCAGTGACACCAACAGATCAGGTGAGCCCTCTGCAGTAGCAAAGTCCAAATCGTCGATATCGGTTGAATACAGGTTGGTGATCTGAAATTGGCCGGTTCCAGGCTTGTTGAAGACGAAGTAACCATCAATGAAATCAACCCGGTCAGCGCCAGTAAACGCAGGATTACTGATCTGTGTCAGCGAACCAGTGGTGGGGTTCAGTGCGTATCCGTTAGGGCCAGTGACAATCATCAGCACCTGCCCGTTGCTCGCCATGCACACGGGGGTGGTAGCCGTATCGATGGTACCACGCAATGTGGACACGCCAGCGTCAGTGACAGTGTACACGTTCGCTCCAACGACGACAACAGACACCGATTCACTGAAGCGCAGCAGCCCGCGCACGCCACCGCCTGTCAGAGTCGACCACAGCACCAACCCCGGAGTGCCTATCAGCGCTGCCACCGTCTTGCTATTGGGTCCACCCATCTCCGGGTACAGATTGATACACTGCTGTGCATCGAGGTTCTTAACCCGAGCTGAGTAGCTGGCTCCTACGAAGGGAAACTGCATATCAGTACCCCCGCTGGTACAGTGCCACCTGTGGCACGGTCAGTGCATCGTCATACTGAGCCACCGCCAGCGGGATGTTCGCCCGCTTATAGTCGCCCTTGGCGTCTGCGGCCACCTGCACAACAGTCGCGCTGGCTTCCAGGCCGAACTCCGGGGCGAACTCCACGGCCAGACAGTACCGCAGCGCCTTCAGGTATCCCGGAGGGCCAGTCAACGCATCCGTGAGTGCGACCGGAAAGTCCAGGATGCGCCGCATGGTGAGCGTGATGGGCAACGCCTGCGTCGGCACAGGCCACACGGTGACCACACCCAACGGGAACTCGTTCACATACAGCAAGCGCTCGACGATCGGCTGCTGCATGCTCTTGAGGTTGATCTCGTTGTACTGCTCCTGGCTGATCACCTTGACCGGGAAGTCCACACCGCTGAAGCGCATATACGCGTCATCGATATCTTGCGGTCGGTCGGTCACCCAATTGCCTGCCGGGCCGATGGTGTACACCGACTGCCCCGCAACAAGATTGAATGTCTGGTTGCTGGAGCCCCAAACCGACAGAGTTTCGGTGCTCCAGTTCTCCAGCATGTCGTTGAGCACCAGCAGACCATCATTGGCTTCCTCAGCCGTGAGGGTCTCGCCAGTGGCAATCGCGCCGACGAGGCGCATCGACGACTTGATGAGGTCGCTGACGATGATTCCGCTGGGCATGGCAGCTCCTTAGACGACGGGGTATGCGCAGAGCTGCACGAAAGCACCAGCACCCTGAGCGTTCACGCCGTCTGCGTTGGTGGCTCGCACGATGAAGTATCGCCCCATCGGGTTGAAAGCGCAGCTCTGAGGAGCATTCACGGCAGCACTGACAGCGCCGAACGAGGTCGCCCAGCAGGTGTTGAGCTGAACGTCGGCAGCAGCGTTGAACACAGCGTCATCGGAGCTGTACGCTGCGACACCACTCAGACCGCTGGAGGGGCCAGCGGGCACAACGCCGAGTTGAACGACGTTGTACTGGTCCCAGTTGGGGCCGAGGTCGAAAACGATGGTCGCAGTCGCCGAAAGGGCCAAGCTGGCGATGCCGCCGCTGACCCAGCCGGGGCCATTGCCATCCGCAACGGCTGCAACGCCACTGCGCATCTTCAAAATCGAGGGTTGTGGTCCGGGCATGGTGGGCTCCTAGGGTTACAAGACGCCCAGCGAAGGGCAAAATCGGTCGTTGGCTGCGTTTTTGGCCCCCGACCTAGGGGTGGGTGTATGTTTGGGGCCGCAAAAGCCCCAAAACCATGCCAACCAGATACCGATGGTATCGTCCGTGGCTACTTGCCCTGCTTTTTCAACACGACTTGGGCCGCTTCTTGCGCAGCAGTGGCCTCAGCTTTCGCGGCAACGGCAGATTCTTCGGCCTTGGTGAGCTGTTCCGTGTCCCAGGCGTCAAGCAGTTGCTTCTCTTCAGCGGCGTTGAGCACGAGAACGGGACCGATGCCAGCAGCACGAGTGATCCATTTGGGGTAGTCCATGAAGGTTTCTCCGGGGGGGGTGTGAGTACTCGAAGGGGCGGCAGAGTGGAGTACTCACACAGGTGTACCCCTTTAAGGGGTAGACACCATGT